CCCTCCAATTACACCGGGCGACCCTGCACCACCGCCTCTGTACGTGCGAGCGTCAACTTGCAAGAATTTGCCTGGAGCCGTCGGGTCTTCAATCGTCGTAATCGTAGGTGCAACTGGCTGTTGCGGTGCGCGGCCAGCAGCAGCGCGGGCGGTGACAAACTCTTGGTAAGTGCCTTTGAAATTGCCACCGTCAGGCGTTTTTGCAAACGTGTACTCGGCGACCATAGACGGTGCCGCTTGAGGTGCCATTTGCGCTCTGCGGTAATCTTCAAATCCGACGCGGGTAAGTGGATAGCCCAACGCTTGCATCGTTTTAATGTCTGCGGGTGTGGCTGTGGCCGAGCGCTCAATTTGTTTGAGCAGCAACGCGGCTTCCGCTTTTGCACCGGGCGTATCTAGGCCAGCGACCCGGCGATAACGGGCTTCTAGCGCAGCAACATCGGGTTGGCTGACCATCGCGTTGGCCGGTGCGGCGGATGCAGCAGGCGCGGCCAAAGCATTCATCGGCCCAAGCGCGCTTGCGCGGCGCTGCGCGGCGTCGGCAGAAAATGTAAAAGGTTCAGCTACAGGTGAGGCGGCCGGCGCTTTTGGCCTGAGTTCGGCTTCGTAAGCGGCGAACGCTTCTTGGTCTTTTAGCTTTTGGCGGATAGCCATGCCTTGCGTCAAATACTCAGGCTTACCCGACTTAATCATTGCGTCGGCCGCAGCGGCCAAATCAGGCGGGCCACCTTTAGCAACGATAGCGGCTTGAATTTGACTCAGCGCGTCGCGGTCACGGCGCAACTGTTCAAGCTGCATGTCAGCGACTTCAGCTTGACGCTGGCCGCCCATGATCTGCTGAATCTGCGCGTACTCGGCCAGCGCGTTACGCGGCTGATACTCAACCGTCGGGCGGTACGACATTGCAATGTTGGGGTTGACGAGTGCCATGATTAGTAACCCACGTTGGCAAAGTTGGCAGGATCATAACGACGGCTGTTAAGAGCCTGCTGTAGCAGTTGATTTTGCGCTTGATTCTGGCTGTAGTTTAGATACTGGTTCAAGCCGCCGCCGATAGCGTTGGCCATACCCATGTAGCCCGATGCGCGGGCTTGCCCAGCCGCGCCAATGGACTCCGCCAGACCGGCCCCAAGCTGTCCTGCTTGCCCGGCAAGTTGTTGCGATGAAGTTTGACCCATTCCCGCAAGAGACTGCAACGGGTTTAGCCGCGCTTGGCGCTCGGCTTGATAGCGGTTAAAGGCGTTGGTGTACTCTTGCGAACCCATCTCTTGCCCAAACCGCGTCAGCGCCTTGCCGGTAGCGCCGGACAACAAGCCGCCGCGCGCAGCAGCAGAGCGCTCTAACGCCTTCTGGCCTTCGGACAAACGGAACGCATAGCCAGGGTCAGCTTGGAACTGCGCCATACCGAACGGCGTGTACTCGGTCGCCAGAGGGACCAGCTTGTTAAGCGCTACTTCGCCAGCCGCGCGGTAAGGTGCGCTAAGTTCTACTTGGCGTTCAAATATGGCGCGCTGCTGCTCACCCGCTTGTTCAGCAGCCGCTGCTTGCGTTTCAGCCGCTCGGCTAGAAGATCTGCTACCTATCAGAGCACTGCCGACTACTGCGGCGGCCATCCATCCAGCCATAATGATTCTCCTTATTTGATTTCAAGCGTAAGCGGTTTGTGCTCAAACGCACTTATGGCCGCGTCGGTGGCTACGGTGTTTTCGACACCAAAATCTAAAAGCATCGACCGATACGCAATCATTGCTTTTTGTGCTTCCGTGCGGCTGTCGCCAAGACCCCATACAGGTACGACATACAATCTGTTCTCAAGTGTAGGGATGTCTTGGCAATCGTCCGGGTTGCTGTAAACATCTACCCAAATTACTTCTTCATCAAACACTCGGCCTGCTCTCTGAGTGCCAGCAGGCGCGTCGAATTCACACGGCCCAGTCAAGGTTTTTACGCCGTCCTCAGTTGTGACCGCAATTGTTCCTTTTTCTAGCCTTACTCGGTATGGTACTTTGTGTTCCGCGCCCGTCAATACAGTCCACGGCGGGGCGATCATTTTTCGCTCGTACACGCCCGGCAAAAACACATGCTCTGTCACAATGTCGGCTTGCGGCATTTTAAACAATTCGTCTTGCAATGCCAACACCTTATCAGGCGTGACAACCGCAAGATCAAACGGTTTTTTGCAAGCCAATTGCATCAGGTGATTTCCCGCCCGCTGACACGCATGTTAATGGCGCTTGCAGTGCCTGCAATCGTTGAAATGAAGTCGCCGATACCAAGCACCTGACCCACCAATTCGGGGAATGTGTACACCTCAGACGCCTGAAGTGTTTTGGTTTTGGTGATCAAGTTGGTGTTGTCTGCTGAATAGGTAGTCGTCACCAAGTTTACGCTGATCGTAGCGGCAGATGCGCTGATGTTGGTAGCGGTGAACTTGTCAATAATGGTCGTGACACCAGTAGCAGTGTATTGGGTTGTTTGGGTTGCTTCGGCAAACTTGGCCGGTACAAGGACTTTGACGGTGACAGCCATGATGAGTTCCTTAAACTATGCTAGTAATAATACCGTTTACCACAGTAACCGTTTTAGGTGGGGCATTTGCGGTTATAAACGACCCCGTTGCGCCGCTAACGCCGTCAATTGTAATTGAGCCTGCGCCGTTAGTTATGGTAATGTTTGTGCCCGCTGTTAATGTGGATTTGCTTAATGTATTGCCTGTAGAGTTGCCAATCAACAATTGTCCATTTGTAAAAGTGCTTTGCCCAGTACCGCCAGATTGGACGGGTATTGAAGGTGAAATGCCCGATATTTCTCCACCTGTAATGTTTACTTTGTTTGCGTTTTGCAGTGACAAGGTGCCAAGTTCGTTGCGGGGTTGTGTCTCTAGTCCCTCAACTTGTTTCTGAATTTCAGCTACTTGAGACACTAGATCGCTTGGGCTTTGCTGCGTTTTTACTACCTGCTCTAAAGCCTGCAAAGCTGCGTCATAAGACGCAATCAAAGATACCAGATCAGAACCAACATCCACCGTAGTTTCTGATGTAGTGGCTGCATCATTGAGCGACAAGAAAAACAAATACCACGCTCGATCAATCAACCCTGTACGGGGGTCGATTAGCGGGACTCGCGGGGGCGTAATTGGGACGTTAAGCATTAGTCGGACTCAAGATCAACTCAGCACCCATGATGGAAATCTTTACAGGGTCAGTGCCCGACAGCTCATACACACGGTCACGTAGTTTAAGCGTCATGCCCAATCGCCGCCAGAACACTCGGCGGTAGTACTCACCAATCTTGCCAATTGTGGCCCAATGTTCGTTTGACCATGTGTGACCGCCATCATCAGACCAACGCAACATGACCGCAGGATCGTACCCAGTTTGAGCGCCGTAAAAAGTTGTAGTTAAAAGTACAGGCGGTATAAAAGGTATGGGGTAGTTAGGGGTGTCCACCAATAATGCAAACTCATCACCTATTTCCGTAGTCAAAACCTCGTTATTTTCTGTCGTGATTTCGTTTTGCACATATTCAGCAATTAAAAAATCGCCGTTTTCGGTAGTTAAATCTTCTGCATCGTACCCTGGCGCCGCATTTAGTCCTACGCCAGATTCAATGTCCAGTTGCAAGCTATGTTGCGCGGTGCGTTTAAGATTGTTGGTGCCGGTAGGAAGCGCGCGCCAAGAGCGCAGCCATTTTTGAATGCTGCCGTTGTCTGAATAGTTTTCTAAATCAAACGAATAAATGTTGCCATTTTCAAAATCGCCTACTACGATTTTGTTGTTAAACGCCATTTGACAGTTGCTTCTATGACGAATAAATGCACCGTCTAAAAACCCCGCGCGTTCATGCCAAGCCTGCGTTGCTGCGTCATAAACCCAAGTAGTGTTAGCGGTCGGAAAAATTAATACGTAAAAACTGTGGCCGTCTTGCTGGTAAGTGTAAGCAAGCGCATCCGACATATTGGAGTACTGTTGAATCTGCCATTCAACAGCATGTGTTGAAATGCGTTGAGCTGTATAGCCGTTAGCACGGTACACAATGCCTTGACCACGGCGGTCGCGGCCAAGCCAAAACATACCATTGTCCATCTTGGCTACCGAAAAAGGTGCGGCGCACCCTATTTCATTAAACGCGCCTTGAATGCGTTGCAGAGGATAATCTGTTGCGCCTGAGTCATACCAAACTTCAACTGAATTAGTACCAAAAGCCCAAACCTCGCGGAAGTTAGACGCCACGGCCACCAAACCGTCGGGTGAACCTTCAGTGCTAGCAAATTCAAGTGGATCAATAGATGTACCATCTAACAGTTGCGTTACCCACAAACGCTGGCTGTTAGGTTCGTTGAACACAAAATAACCATCCAAATAGCAAACGGTTACTGCGCCTCGGAAGTCAGGGTCAGTGATCTGGCCAAATGCATTGGTTGTAGCGTTATAAATGTAACTGGGACCGTTAGCTGCAATAAATAGCTGCGTGCCGTTGTCTGACATACTAACGGGGCCAACACCCGCCACAGTTCCAATGAAGGTGGATTCGTAATTATTGTTAATTTTATATAACTTATTGCCTGACACCACAAAACCAACGCCATCATCAGCTGAAAAAGCCCATAGTCCACGAATAGGGCCAAAACCTACGCTGGCCAATAAATTTAAGCCTGGCGCTCTATTTAAAAATACGGGCTCTTTACCTGCTTCCGGCACAATTTCTGGAAACAAATTGACCATCCGGGCATCCGCAGCGTTGACGCTGCGAGCCACATAGGTCGAACCAAGAATTGGCGTTTTCATTAGGCAGAAACTGCTTTAATAACCGCAAAATTAAACACCGGCGTTTCGGTAGTTGTGCCGCCAGTTGTTCTAAAAGTAATGTTAAAACTACCTACGTTGACGGCAGTAACCATTAAATCATACAAATCTGTACCTGATTTTTGATTTAAAATAATTACGTCAGTAGCAACGACAGTACTATTAAGTACTGTAAAAGTTGTTGCTGTAGTAGACCCTGCCGCGCTAAACAACGTAATGGAGCCAGTTGTTTTGTTAATTGTCACCCCAGTTGTACGGCTAGTTAATTGAGTGACTGCGCCTCCCGCGCCGGTGGTATATCCAACGCCTGCGGTTCCAGTTGAAAAAATCGCGCCCGTTGCAGTCAGACTTGTAGCGGTAGCTACGCCAAGTGCAGGAGTTACAATTGTGGGGGACGTAAACAACAAAGTTTTAGTAAGTTGTTTTGTAATCCCGCTTTGCACAATTGGCAAAACATCCGCCGAGTTCATGACTGACGCAACAGGCAGTCCAGTAATGGCAATAGTGGTCATGTTAATAGTTTCCTGCGTAAATGTTAAACCGTTGACGAGTAGCAATCAGCGAGTACGGCATCGACATCACATCGTCAGGGTTGTTGATGCGCTTCAAGTTGCGCTTGCTGGTCATAGCAATACGCTGCACTTGAGGCGAAGGCTCAACGCCAAACTCCGGCGCGATCTCGCAAGCCAAGTTGTACGTGAAGGCCCGCAAATAGCCTGGCGGGAACAAAATTTCCGTAGCCAAAGTAGCCGGCTGCGTCAACACTTCTACGCTAATGAAATGCCACTCTAGCAACCGCGTTGGACGCGGATAAATGTAGATGTCAAAGTTCGGATAGGTGTTGTTAACAAACATCACCTGCGGGAAGGTTGAGGTCACAGTCTTGACCGCGATGCCATCGTACTGCTGCTGGTTGATCAGCTTGATGCCGTAGGAAACGCCCGTGCCAGGGTCTTTAAAATACGTGGCGTCGTCCACCAAAACGGGACGGACAGCAGTGCCGTTTAGACGCACCAGCGAGCCGGTGGGGCCAAGCGTTTCATTGATTGAGCCAGTGGGCCAATTGACGATCTGGTCGATGGTGGCAAAGACTGATAGGCGTTCCGTGTTCCACGACTCAATCATCTGATTAAGCGCCATCAGAGAATCCTGAGAAACAGACGCAGATGAGGTTTCGCCTTCGGCCAGCACACCTAGTAGCCGCAACGCCCGGTTAATCTGTTCGCCTGCGGTGTAGGTCGCCATGTCACTCTCCTTGGTCGGTCAATTCTTCGGTTTTCTTGCGTCGCCCACGGCGCACTACTGGTTCGGGGCTGACTTCTTCTTCAACCGATGGTTCAGAATTGTAACGCGACCAACCGTTTTGGACATCCAAATCGGCTTCTATATCCAGCGTAGCCACCTTGGCGCCGTGGATAGGGTGTGTAAGGTAAATTACTGCCATATGTATAGAAGCGGAGACCGAAGTCCCCACTTCATTTAGGCAACACTAAAGTTAAGACGGTAGACGGGGAACGTCACCGTATTGGCAAGCGTGCCAGTTGCGGCTGCGCGGATACGCAGACGATCACCAGCAGCCACCACCAAATTGGCAGCAGTACCGTTGATAGAAAGCGTGCGTGCAGCGTTAGCCGTCAGCGCGGTTCCGCCGGTAGTCTTGGTCGTGTTGGCGTCGGTGGCCGCCAGCATAGCAGCGGT